CTTCCAGCATCTCAAATTCTTGGGTCTGAGCGTAGTAAAGGCGCTTATGAATGGCTGACATCACCATTGAACCACGTTCTAGCAACGCAATTGTAGTGCCTACCGCCGCCTGCTGGTTTGCATCGCCGACCTGCATGTCTGCAATGCTGGCAAGACGCCTACCGGCCTCAACAGTAAAGCCTAACAACGTAAATAAGGTCTGAGAGGGCTCTTTGTAAGGTAATGGAAGCAGAGAACTAGCCAATTCTGCACCACCGGCGTCAATATCTCGCCATTCACCTGGTTGAATTGGGTTATCGTCATCTGCAATACGCGCACCCTTAGCTTTAAAGCCCGCAGGGAGGTTTGATAGCGTTCCTGCATCCAATAATTGGCGCAATGCCATGGTTGCAGTCTTGGAAAGCCCTCCAATCAAGTGAACAAAGCCTAAACCGTAAGCTCCTGGTCCTTCTACAAGCACATAATGAACAAAATACTCTCTTCTCGCCTTATATTCGTCGTTTTCAAGCCAGTTTCGGCGAACACCAACGACCTGACCGCTGTTTTCATCAATCGTAACAACGTAAGGGAGCTTAATTCCGGTCTCATTGCCGTCTTCGTCAACGTCTTCAAAGCCTGGAATCTCCAAATCGACCTGGAATTCCAATAAAAACACCTCTTCAGGCTCTCCAGTGGACTCGATACCTGTGACGCGATCAATAGAATAACGAATATTGTCTTTTGTAGACGATGAAGACTCGGGGTCAACCACCACATCGAGGTATTCTCCAGCTACAACGCGCTTTCTAAACTCATTTTGATCCATCGAAATGCGATGCGTAATGCGCGGACACTGAGAAATAACGCTTGAGCCGTTATAAGGGATGTATAAGTCGTCTGGGAGGACTAGTCTTGAAACCATTCGACCCAACTGCTCGTCGTAATACACCTTTTTAAAGGTCGAACCACCGTATCCAGTGTAAAAAAGTAGCTGGTCAAACTCTGGTGTGTATTCTTTCATCACCGTAGTTATTTGATAGTTCATAAAGTCCTGCACGCGAGACGCCTGCTGAACCTTGTCCAGGGTTTCTTTCCCTAAAGTTTGTGTTCGAACAGGTCCACCAGCGGGCATTAACTCTTTAAATGCCTGAGACTGAAACTGAACAATGGCTTCGGTGAGCATTGGATGAACCGCGCCTGCGGCACCACGGAAAGGACGACTTCTTTCTTCGATCTTGAGTCCTAAAAGCTCAAGTCCCTTGGCGTACATCTCTTCCCAGTCTTCCCTAGAAGAGCTGTCAGCCTCGAACAAGGCCAATAGGTCTATAGAAATATGAGACAGGTCAGTTGGATCAAGTATCTCGGCTAGATTACTGTAGAAATCTACATCGTTATCTTCGGCAACCTCAACAGTTGCGCTACCGTCTTCTTCCAACACCACTTCAATGTCAGGGGCGTTATCTGAAATTGCAATTATCTCACTGTCAGGAGCAAGGTTTATGACTTTATCGACTGGCATTGTAGTGTTCCCTATTTAGAACCGGATGACGACGGGGGAGTCAGGTCATTTTCTTTGGCAAAGAATTTATAGAGGCCTTCTATTTCACCTATTGCTACTTGACCACGTTGATTCTTAGAATTAACCCAAAAACCACCAGTACCATCAAAATCGTACTCTGCCACACCTACAGGATCGCCTTTATACGTTATGGTACCTAATTCTCCTTCTTCGGAAGGACGATGGTATGCCCAATCCCCTTGTTTATTAACCTGCTTTCCTAATTTTTCACTCAACCCCTCTATCGGAGGGGTCAAATCATTTTCTTTAGCAAAGAATTCATAGAGGCCTTCTATTTCACCTATTGATACTTGGCCACGTTGATTCTTAGAATTAACCCAAAAACCACCAGTGCCATCAAAATCGTACTCTGCTACACCTACAGGCTTGCCTTTATACGTTATGGTACCTATTTCTCCTTCTTCGGAAGGACGGTGATATGCCCAATTCCCTTGTTTATTAACCTGCTTTCCTAGCTTACGATTAACAAGGTCTATATCTAGCGAGTTAATACCGTTTTGCCCACCTGCTTCGCTGACTTCGCTATCAACTTTTTTAATTCCTGCCGACGCTTCAGCCTCTGGGGACTTATAGTCATTTTTGAAGGCGGGAGGACGGCCTCTAAATCCTTCATAGACTGACGCGCTGATTTCGTTGTTTTCATATGCTTTCTCCAGTATGTCGTTGACCTCAGCCAACGACTTATTATAGTCCATTTTGCTAATTTTATCCACAGTGGTTAGAGACTGCTCTCCAATGCCCCCAGTGTTATCCCAAACTTCAACGTCTACTCTAGGGTCGTTTTCAAACGCTTTAACTATTTTCCCAATAGATTCTCTTGCCCCTTGATGGGTGTTCAAGAAAACCTCAATCGGCACCGTTCGACCACTGCCTAGTTCTGCTTCTTGGTTTTGCGCTCTTCTTAACGCGCCCTTAAACGCATCTCCTGGCTTCCTGTCCATATAAACAACTTGAACATCTTTCCCTGAGTCAGCTACTTCTGTGATTTTTGCAATGGATTTTTCAGCGTTCTTTAGGGTGCCATCTACCACTTGATCTACAGCATCCTCTACCTCACCCGTGACCACGGCACTCTTACCTGACGCTGTTCCGCCACCAGTAAATACCCATGTGCCTTCGTCGCCGTAAGTTTCAGAAAGTCTTTTATTGAAGTAAAAGTCAGTAAGTTCACTTACAGGTTCTTGAACGGCGCCTGCAAGACTGCGGTTGTTTCGATAGTCTTCACTAAGCTCACGCGCTTGGTCAGGGTCAATAATCTTACCGTTCTTGGTTTTTTCTAGCTGTGCATACTCTGTTAAAACGCCATCAACGTCATTGGCAATTTTTTCATTGAGCTTTTGTCCAACAGGGTTGTCCGCTACCTTTGTAGCAACATCATCAAATTTGTAATTATCAATATTTCGGACAATCCCTTTTGGCGAAGTAATTGCTATCCTTTTCGCAAGCCTTGCGCCATATCCTAGTCCTGGTATTGCACCCATCCCCGCTAGTGCGGCAAATTCCCTGTACATCTTGGCCGCTTGGGTATCTCCTGCCGCTTCTGCTTCAAGTGCCTTGGCCGACATTTCTTCCGCATCCATTGCAGAGCGCGCCTCGCCTATAACTGGAATCATGTCTAACATAAAACCCTTGGGGTCTTCCTTCACCCCTTCGTACATTGCTCTTCCAACAGTACCTACATCTTGACTGAATGTCTTCAGTGGCTCATCACCCTGTATAGTTTCTGTTGCGTAGTTAGCTACTGTGCCCGGAATCTCTGAAAGACCCCGTAACACGGATTGAGCTTGATTGCGCCTATCATCTTTGACAATAGTTGCGGGAGCATCCCAAATAGGACTTTTATTTTGATTTTCAGTCAAGTATCGGGCTTGACGTTCTCCGCCAGTGGTCAGCCAAGAAAGAAACTGGCTGACTGGGGACTGACGCTGAGACCAATCTACGGTTCCCTCTTCGGTCATAGGATAGTCAGCAGTAATCCGATTCAGCATCTGTGCGCTTTCGGTTTCTGGGATAACTGATTCCTCAACTACCCCTTCAGGTTTTTTTACCAAACCACCATCGTTAAACATCATCGCCCCTCCTACGGTTATCGGAGTGGGGCTGGGCATTCTGGAGAAAGAAGCTGTTGGGTCTTGTCCCGCTAACTCAGCATTGGTTCCACTAAGATAACTTGGTAAGGGTCCATAATCATTTGAATAAAAATTGTAAGGATATTGATTTGTGCCTGCGACGATGTTCTGGTCGCTACTCTTCGTAGGGCTACCTGACGGGGCTGAAGTGCTTTCATTCCACGTATTAAATGCGGCATTAAAGCCTTCCTTATCCAGTGGGACATCCTGTAATCCCCCGAAATCATTAGCACGAAGACGGTTTCGCCAGTAGTTGTATTCGGCATTGCTATTGGGGTTGTTCTTGAGCCTACCTGACTTTTCGAACGCCTCCATCAGCGCCTTGTCTTGCTCACTACGACCTTTGGCATACCGTTGAGAATATGACTGTTGATAGCCTCCCCCTACGTCCAATAACTGCCTCGGTCTGCTGGTCACCACCGGCGGGGTCCAACTTAGGCCTGAGCCTGTAGCAGGAGTCAGACGCGCCGCCGGGGTGTACCTATAACCTGTGGGTGAACCTGTCATCGGGTCAAACTCATCGGTGCCAGGAATCCGTTCCCTGACTGGTGAGTCACGAAACGCTTGATCTATGCCTGGTCCTCTTGGGTCAACCGCACCAGGGGTGTAAACCGTGGAACCAGTTTGATTACCGCCTGTTGTGCCTTGGGGTCCTTTCGGCGTCTGCTTTAACTGCACATCAAACAAAATACTTGGGTCAATGCCCGCTCTAATCATGTCTTCAAACGTAACACCATACTGCGTCGCCGCTCTCTGTAACCTGCGACGC